TTATGGATCGGGACTACCAGCCGAATGGAGCAGGTGGTCTCTTTACGATTACCCGTACGTCCATTGACATGCGTACCATTGATATTTGGTACCAGTTGATGAGCTGGTTGAATGAGAATGAGTTTTGATGACGTATGTATCGAAAATATGCATCCCTATGGAAGGATTCGTTGAGAAGATACTCGACGAGTCCCATGTGATGCTGCGAATCACGGCGTGTCGAGACGAGAACAACATTGGTCGGCTGATTCTGGCTGACCCGAATTACTGGAGGAAAATTGACAATGGAACTGACTGATATTTTGATCGACCTGAGCAACAGCAAGGCTGCACTGGAGGTGGCCAATCACACCATCCACCGCATGAAGGGCAAGTGCATCCGGAAGAACATTTTCATCGCTGGTCTGCTGTGGTTTGGCTTTGTTTCCTGCAAGATGGTGAACGAAGTGGAAAAACAGCGCAAGGAAGCCGATGAGCGTGCCCGTGAGGCAGAGGCAGCGCTGGCCCAGATGACCCTCCAGAAAGAGAAAGACGTATAAAAACCTCGGAGAAAGGAGGAAGTCAGTTACAAATGATTGATTTCCTGATGATTGCAACGCGGACGGGAAAACGCGGGACAATCGAAATTTATCCCAAATTCATCATCAAAAAGTCGAAAGACCTGATGATCCGGGGTTCTGATTTTTACGCGGTCTGGATGGAAGAGCGGGGACTTTGGAGCACGGACGAACAGGATGCGCTCCAGATGATCGACCGCGCGCTGGATATTTACGCGGAGGAACACAAGCAGGTCTTCAATGACAGCTATCGTGTTCTGCACATGTGGGACGCGGAGAGCGGGATGATCGACAACTGGCACAAATACTGTCAGCGTCAGATGCGGGACAACTACCACACCCTTGACGATACATTGATATTTGCGAACACCCCTGTCAAGAAGGAAAGCTATGCGTCGAAGCGGCTGCCGTATCTTCTGAAGGAGGGGAACATCAGCGCCTACGACGAGCTGATGACTACCTTATATTCTCCCGAGGAGCGGAAGAAGATCGAATGGGCGGTTGGTGCGATCGTGAACGGCGATTCCCGCAAGATCCAGAAGTTCCTCGTGCTCTATGGTCCACCCGGCAGCGGTAAATCGACCGTGCTGAACATCGTCCAGAAACTTTTCGACGGGTACTGGTCGGTGTTTGACTCCAAGGTGCTGGGGTCATCGTCCAATGCGTTTGCGCTGGAGGCGTTCAAATCGAACCCGCTGATCGCGATCCAGCACGACGGTGACCTTTCCCGCATCGAGGACAACACCCGGCTGAACTCGCTGGTATCCCACGAGACCATGCTGGTGAACGAGAAGTTCCGCAGCCAGTATTCCAGCCAGTTCAAGTGTTTCATGTTTCTGGGTACCAACAAGCCCGTTAAGATCACGGATGCAAAATCGGGCCTGATCCGACGACTGATCGATGTGGAACCTACCGGCGAAAAGATCCCTGCAAAAAAGTACCGTGACCTTGTAGCGAAGGTGGACTTTGAGCTGGGTGGCATCGCATGGCACTGCAAGGAGGTATACGAGCAGAACAAACATCTCTACGATGATTATATTCCGACCCGTATGCTGGGTGCATCGAACGACTTTTACAACTTTATGCTGGATTCCTTTTATATTTTCAAGAAGGAGGACGGTGTATCCCTGAAGCGGGCCTGGGCGATGTACAACACCTACAATGACGAGGCAAAGGTAGCGTACCCATACTCGCGCCGTGCATTCCGGGAAGAGCTGATGAACTACTTCGAGGAGTACAAGGAACGCGCGGAGACCGTGAATGGCGAGCGGGTGCGGAGCTACTACAGCGGCTTCAAAGCGGAGAAATTCAAAGAGTTCCTTGACGAACCTGTGAAGGCAGAAGAACCCACTGCCGAGCCGGAAACGTCATGGATCGAGTTCAAAGAGCAGCATTCTCTTTTCAATGATATTTGCAAGGACTGCCCTGCACAATATGCGACAGATGATGGCATTCCGATGCGAAAATGGGAGAATGTCAAGTCAAAATTGGCCGAACTGGATACTTCGAGACTGCACTACGTGAAAGTTCCGGAGAATCACATTGTCATCGACTTTGATATCCCCGGGCCGGATGGAAAAAAGAGCTTCGAGCGCAACCTGGAAGCTGCCTCCAAATGGCCCCAGACCTATGCGGAGCTGAGCAAATCTGGTGCGGGAATCCACCTGCATTATATTTACACCGGCGATGCAACGAAGCTGAGCAGGATCTACGACGAGAACATCGAGGTCAAGGTGTTCACGGGGAAGTCCTCTCTGCGGAGAAAACTGTCGAAATGCAATGATATTCCGGTTGCGACCATCAGCAGCGGCCTGCCACTGAAGGGAGAAACGAAAATGGTTGATACAAAGCAGATCCAGGATGAGCGGCACCTGCGTATCCTCATCAAGAAAGCCCTTGCCAAAGAGATCAGCCCCTATACGAAGCCCAGCATTGACTTTATTGCCCACATCATGGACGAAGCCTATGAGGGCAATGTCGTTTACAACGTAGACGACATGCGGAATGCGATCCTGGGCTTTGCCGCCAGCAGCACGAACCAGGCGGACACCTGCCTGAAGATCGTGGCGAAGATGCACTTCAAATCGAAGGATGAAATTCAGCGGGAGGCCCCTGTGGGGGTGGAAACGCCATTGATATTTTTCGACGTGGAGGTGTTCCCGAACCTGCTGCTCGTGAACTGGAAGTTTGCCAAGCAGGAGCCTGTGCACCGCATGGTGAATCCTACGCCGGACGAGATCGAGACCCTGACAAAGTATCGGCTGGTCGGCTTCAACAACCGCAAGTACGACAACCATATCCTCTGGGCCCGCATGATCGGGATGTCGGTGGAGCAGATCTATGCGCTGTCCAACCGGATCATCAACGAACACACGGGCTTCTTTGGTGAGGCGTACAACCTGTCCTACACTGATATTTACGACTTCTCGTCGAAAAAACAGAGCCTTAAGAAGTTTGAAATCGAGTTGGGCATCCACCATCAGGAGCTGGGGCTTCCGTGGGATCAGCCGGTGCCGAAGAGCCTGTGGGACAAGGTGGCAGAGTATTGTGACAACGATGTGATCGCGACCGAGACCCTGTTCTACTCGAAAAAGCGCCAGGCAGACTTTGTGGCGCGAGAGATTCTGGCAGACCTTGCCGGCATGACGGTGAACGACACGACAAACTCGCTGACAACACGCATTATTTTCGGCAAGGAAAAGCACCCCCGGCTGGTCTATACCGACCTTGCTACGGGAAAATCCGATGCGATCGTGGAAGTCGAGCCTGATATTTTGACCGACTGCAACATCATCAATGCCTTTCCCGGTTACGAGTGGGCCAAGGGCGAGGACGGCAAGTACCACAACATGTTCCGGGGCACGGACCTGGGCATGGGTGGTTATGTCTACGCTGAGCCCGGGATGTACACGAACGTAGCCCTGCTGGACGTTGCGTCGCTGCATCCGCATTCGGCTGTTGCCATGAACTACTTTGGTGAGTACACCAAGCATTTCAACGACCTGATGGATGTACGAATCTACGTCAAGCACGGCGAGTACGAGAAGGCAAAGGGACTCTTTGGCGGCAAACTGGCAAAGTACCTCGATGATCCGCAGCAGGCAAAGGCTTTGGCGCAGGCGTTGAAGATCGCCATCAACTCGGTTTACGGGTTGACCAGTGCAAGCTTCGACAACCCGTTCCGCAACCCCAAGAATGCCAACAACATTGTGGCGCTTCGAGGGGCTTTATTTATGCGCACTTTGCAGGATGAAGTGCAGCAGCGCGGCTTTAAGGTCGCGCATATCAAAACGGATTCGATCAAGATCCCCGATGCTACCCCGGAAATCATTGCGTACTGCATGGATTTTGCAAAAAAGTACGGCTACACGTTCGAGCATGAGGCAACCTACGAGCGGATGTGTCTGGTAAACAATGCCGTTTATATTGCGAAATACATGACTGCGGACCGCTGTGAGGCGCTTTACGGTTATACCCCGGGCGACTGCAAGGACGAAGGTGGCGAATGGACGGCGACGGGCACCCAGTTCCAGGTGCCGTATGTGTTCAAGACCCTGTTCTCCAAGGAGAAGATCGAGTTCACTGACCTCTGCGAGACAAAGACCGTTTCCAAGGGTGCTATCTATCTCGACAAGAACGAGGATCTGCCTGAAGGCGAACACAATTATATTTTTGTGGGACGCGTGGGACAGTTCTGCCCGATCATACCGGGAAAGGGCGGCGCTCTGCTGCTGCGGGAAGCGGGCCTGACGGATACCGGCGAACGGAAATATGCTTCTGTGACCGGAGCAAAGGATTACCGTTGGCTGGAAAGCGAGGCGGTCTATCAGCTCCAGATGCAGGAGGATATCGACAAACGATATTTCAACCGGGAAGTCGATGAGGCAGTTGAGGAGATCTCCAAGTACGGTGACTTCAACTGGTTCGTTGGTGACGATGGCGTTGCTCCCTGGACAGCACCGGATCTTCCATGGAGCGATGCGCAGGAAGAAGCAGCAAGAAATTTTGACGTGAGGTGATATTTTATGACGAACAAACTGTACGATTCCAAAGGACAGCTGATTGGCTATATCAGAACCGTTGAGAAGAATATGCACGACGACCTGATGAAGGTGATTCTTTCCACTGGTCACGAACTCGTATTTGGCCCGTGTGATCTGACCTCTGATCGAGACGGCAATTGGCGTATCCGTTCTGGTGCACTCTATCCTCGGTGTGAGGGTAAGAAGACGGATTCTGCTACGAACACAGCTGCTATCAAGGACGTTATCTTTGCTCCTCCGGCCACGATCGTTTACTGGTCGGATGGTTCCAAGACCGTTGTGAAGTGCAGCGAGAAGGATGTTTTCGACCCGGAGAAGGGGCTGGCCATGGCAATTGCAAAGCGTTGCGGTGGTAGCAAGGGCAGCTATTACAAGGAGATCCAGAATTGGGTTGAGAAGAGCGGTAAGAAGTATCCCGGGAAGCCTGCTGCCGGAAAAGCTGTCGATCTGGATGTGCTGAAAAAGTACATCGCTCAGGCGAAGAAGAGCTACGAAGCAGCTTTGGAGGCGGCGACGAAAGGTAACCCTGTGCATTTCCTGTCTGAAATGGGTAGAGTGTCGGCCGCACTGTCCATGCTGGAAATCGAAATCAACAAGTAAAAAGGAGACTGATATTTATGTACACCAAGCGCCAGAAAGTCAATATCGACGATACCCGTTTCATCTTTACCACCAACTTCAGCGGTGATCCCAGCCGTGATCGCTTTGGCTCGGACAAGCGCCGCGTCAACGTGGTAATCCCGACCATGGAGCTGGTGAATCACCTCATGGATCTCGGCGTGAAGGTTCGTCAGACCAATCCGAATCCTGAGCGTACCTACGACGAGCCGTTCGTTCCGACCTACTTCGTGCCGGTGACGATCAACATGGATTCCAAGTGGCCCCCGCATATCTACTGGGTCACCACTTCCGGCAAGCGCCTGCTCTGCAACACGGACACGATCAGCCAGCTGGACTTTATCCGGGTCAAGAACGTCTGTCTCCAGGCAAACCTTGTCGAGAAACGGAACGCCCCCGGCGAGTACAGCCTGTATGCGGATGTGATGTATGTTGAGCAGGATGCGGATGCTGATCCGTATGCAGAGCGCTACGCCCGGTTTGCAGCTCCTGAAGCAGACATGGCAGAGCCGAGCGACCACACCGAAATTCCGTTCTGAGGTGAAGCATATGAAGAAACTGTTTATCAGCGTACCGATGAAAGGCCGCACTGAAGCACAGATCCGGGCAACCATGGAGCAGATGCACCATATTGCTGAGGCTGTGTTTGGCGAGGAGCTGGAGGTGATTCAGACTTATATTTCTGATGATCCTCCGGCTGACGCGAATCAGGCAGTCTGGTACCTTGGTGAGAGCATCAAGAAGATGGCGGATGCAGACTACTTTATCGGGATCTACGATGAGGAGAAGGCGTTCCGTGGCTGTGCAATCGAAAACCTGGTTGCCCGTTCGTACAATATCCCGAGCTATGTGATCAACTTTGGTTTCGTAGCCCCTGATGTTACGAAGGCTCGTGCAAAAGCCAATCGGAAGTACAACAGCTATTATTGATCATTGATATTTTTCGAGTGCCGGGGTCAGTCCCTGGTCGAATGCCCAGTCGGTGAGTGCCCACGTCGCAAAATGGCGGCTCTAAGGAAACAGCTCGATTTATATTTTTGATGTGCAATTTGGGAGGTTGACAGTATGAAAGTTCTGAGGGTTCGCCCAAAGCATTACCCTGAAGTGATCGACATTGACTGCTCTCTGGAATCGCTCCAGAAAGAGGTGGAAGGCCCGATTCAGGCTATTTACCCGTGGGACGATGAGGTGGCATTGATTTGCAACGAAGAAGGAAAGCTGCATGATGATTGCATGGAGAAACTCAACCGGACGCTCGACGGCCCTTATGGTATCCCCATTGATATTATCGTTGGAACATTCCTGATTGTAGGCCTCACGGAGGATGATTTCGGTGAGCTTTTGCCGGAGTTCGTCGAGAAGTACGAGAAGATGTTCCATCAGCCAAGAAAGTTTGTCACCTACACGGATAGCGACGGCAAAGCGCATCTCGACGTTGATTATTGTACACCTGAAGAATAAGCACATGAGAGCCCTGGAGAAATCTGGGGCTCTTTTATTTGAGTCATTAGCATGGGCTGTACGGTGGGTTCGATTCCCGCATGACTCACAACCGGGCCAGAGAGCCTGATATTTGAACAACAGAAGGAGTAAGGATTATGAGCAGAGAAAAAGTAAAAGAGATTGTCGATTACATGGTTTCGGAGGGTACACAGAACACCAACTACGGCTGCTGGGCCTTTGATATTCCGGAACTGTGCGACAAGTTCGACCTTCCGCTGGAATGGTTCTATGAGCACAACGATGATATTTGCCGCGAACTCGACAAGCGTGATGAGATTGCTGATTACGAGCAGAACTACGACTGGAACAACCATCCGCTGGATTACGACCTGGTTTATTACACGGACTTCTGTCGTTCTGAGGAGGTGTGATATTTATGGGCGGACTTCGCAGAGTAGATAAGGCTTGCAAAAAATGCGGCGCTATGATGTATCAGGTTCCGTCAAAAAGATTGTACTGCGATAAATGTCGGGGCACCGTACCGCGTAACATGTCGAAGACGGAAGAAAAGCCTAAAAAGCTCACACTGTCAGAAATCATGCGCGAAGCAGACAAGGAGGGCTTGCAATATGCGTCCTACTGCAAAAAGCACGGACTTTACTAAGAAAAAAGAGCTCTGGAAGGTGTTCAGAAAGCACCGGAAAGAGCTCTTTGCTTATACCGTCAGAGGGGAGGGTGAAGATGAGGAAGAGGCGACAATCTCGCTTCTGGCCTACGAGAATCACTGCAAGAAAAGTGACATTTATGTGACGTTGGAAATGAGGTGAGCGACCTGATGGCAGGTGTAACGCTCTACGACTACCAATTGGATGCGATCAACCGTATGAAAATCGGCTGCATCTTATGCGGAGGCGTAGGAAGCGGAAAATCGAGAACGAGTTTGGCGTTCTATTACAAACTTTACGATGGGGATGTGAACACGGAGAATTATGTACGCATGACAGAGCCCCCGGATCTTTACATCATCACGACTGCCCGGAAACGGGACACCGGAGAGTGGGACGAAGAACTGGCCCATTTCTACATGTCTACAGATCCAGAGCATGATATTTACGAGCACAAGGTCGTGGTGGATTCCTGGAACAATATCGGAAAATACGTTGGTGTAAAGAATGCGTTCTTTATATTTGACGAGCAGCGAGTCGTTGGAAAAGGCGCATGGGTGAAATCTTTCTACAAAATTACGCAAAATAACGAGTGGATTCTGCTCAGCGCCACCCCAGGGGACTGCTGGACGGATTATATCCCGGTGTTCATCGCCAATGGGTTCTATCGAAACAGAACGGACTTTAACAACCAGCACGTGGTATACAGCCAATTCTGTACGAAGTACCCGAAGATCGATCGGTATCTGAATACCCAGCGCTTGGTACGACTACGGGAACGGATTCTGGTTGACATGGACTTCGAGCGGCCGACGGTATCGCACCATGAGAATGTATTTGTGGATTACGACAAGGTGAAGTATCTGTCGATCTGCAAGAACCGGTGGAACCTCTGGGAGAACAAGCCAATCGAGACCGCCAGCGAGTTCTGCTATCTGCTACGGAAGTTGGTGAACGCTGATGCAAGCCGACAAGAAAAAGTGCTGGATATTTGTAAAGGCAGACCTAGGGTCATTATCTTCTATAATTTCGATTATGAGCTTGATATTCTGATGGGTCTGGACTATGGCAAGGACACCGAAGTTGCACAATGGAACGGGCACAAGCATCAGCCGCTTCCTGAAGGCGATAGCTGGGTGTATCTGGTGCAGTACAATGCCGGTGCTGAAGGCTGGAACTGCATCAAGACTGACACCATTATATTTTACAGCCAGAACTACTCATATAAGATCATGGAGCAAGCCTCGGGGCGTATCGACCGACTGAATACACCGTACAAGGATCTGTACTACTACCATCTGAAGAGTAGAAGTGGTATTGATCTTGCGATTTCGAGAGCCCTGAACTCGAAGAAGGCGTTTAACGAGAGGAAATTTTATGGAGCAGGTTAACTTTGAAGATGTATTTGCTGACCTGATTCATTCTTTTGAATCTGCGGCAGATAAAATAAAGAAAATCACAGATGAACTGGAGGACGAGGTTTATATGAGAATTGCAAATGACCGGAAAGCTGCCAATGGATTCCGTCCGAGCTATCCGAAATGCAAGATTCCTAAGACCGACATGCCTAACAAAGTTATGCAGGGGCGGATTCATAAACACTGCTAATAGAAAGGATTGATATTTGTGATCAAAGATTCTGGAGATCGCACCGAGTTTGAAACTGGTGCAAAGCGTGATATGCACGCAGGGAAGGGGCGCATGGACCTTCTGCCTTGGTATGGCATCATGGAAGTCAGCAAGCACTGCGAGGAGGGCGCACTGAAGTATGGTGAGCACAATGTAGACAAGGGTATTCCGCTGCATTCGCTGCTGGACAGCGCTTCTCGGCATCTGGCAAAGTACATGGTTGGCATGGACGATGAGGATCACCTGCGAGCTGCCTGTTGGAACCTGCTGTGGGCATTGAATCAGCGAGAGACCCATCCGGAACTGGATGATAGGTTCTCCGTTAAGCAGGAGAAGGCTGAGAAAAAACGTCCCTGGATATCTGTCGAGTGCACCAATTGCATGAAGCGCTATCCGATTGCTCCTGAGGTATGGTCATATAATGCAGACGGAGTTTCTATCGATAACAAAATTTTGAGATGCCCATTTTGTAAAGCAAATGAGGTGCACAGATATATCGGCGACCTTGACGGATATGCAGATCCTGACGAAAAGCTCGTTGCCGTTAAATGCGGTGGCTGTAATGCTCATTTTGGGATTCCTACATCTAACTGGAACAGTATGAAGGAGTGCACAATCCATAATGGCGAGGTTCTGGCACGTTGCCCTCGCTGCGGAAAGGACACTTTTATTTCGGAGGTGAAACCTGATGAATAACTGGATGCGCGAAGTGGACTATGCGACCTACTGTCCGAAGTGCAAGAGCTTCAAGGTGCTGGAGACGGATGAACCCTGCCACGAGTGCCTGACGGAGTGTGCGCGGGAGGGTACGGTGAAGCCTCTGAAGTTCGAGGAAGCAAAGGTGAAAATTAAATGAGAAATATGTCTAAGAAGACACGAAAACTTATTGATCGAAAGGTCGTCCATAAGTATTTCTGGTTCGATTATTTGGAGGGAAGCATATTCTATCACTCAAACCATGTTTGGCCTGCACGTTTGTGGATTGGTGATGCAATCGACCATAATGACGATACTCAGTGTTGGATGTATGTGCCAGCTCATAAAGAATATGTGCAGGCAATTCTGATTGTGAAAAAGGGTGTGCCACTTTCTCCTAAAGTTTCCGAATGGATTAACCGTCGCCGAAAAGAATTTGGATGCAAAAAAGGAGGACTTCGTAAAAATTATGTTGCGCAAAATCGTTGATTTCGTCAAAGAGATATTCTAGACAGAGCCGATGCCGGCAATAGTTAATACTCTGCGGGAGTTGACTATGAAGCCCGTGAAGTTCGATGAGAAGACGCGAAAATAACAGGCTCCTTTATGAGATGGTTAGTCTCAGAATTATATTTTGGAGGTACGAAACTATGATCGTTTTGAACATCAAATGCAAAAATCCTGAGGAAATGGCTAAATTTCGTGATCGCATGTGCGAGGCACTGGTTGGCTCACCTGCATTCAAAAATAATGAAATTGCAGTGTGCGACTTTACCGACCTTGATAAGGCGTTTTCGATATTTATCGGCAATTCCAACGACCATGATGTGGAATATGATTTAATAGATACGGACTTTATGGAACGTTAATACGAGCTAATCATTAAAGCTAGAGCCGTGGAGAAATCTGCGGCTCTTAATTTTTATCGTTGAAGGAGATGCTTGTATGCAACGTATGAACATCAAATGTTGCCATTGTGGAGACTATACCCCATTTATCACAGAGGAGAACATTGAGGTTATTCCTCAAGTTAATCTCACAAGAACCGATATGAATATTTTGGGCGATATCGCCGAAGCATCGGCGGAATGCGGTTGTTTTCTTGCGTATGATTTCTTACGCCGGGTTCAGAGCGAAGTAACCAAAATTGTAGAGTACCAGGAGGAACGGTGAAAGTCAAATGATATTTGCTGAAGAGGATTTGAACTCTTTGAACGCTATTGCCGGATTATTGGCTTCATTCGGGTGTGATAGTCAGGCTGGCTGTGTGCTTTATATTCAGCATAAAATCGCAAAGACCATGGAGGCTGACGAAAGGAAATGCGGAAATGAGAAACATGTCTAAGAAAACCTGGAAACTCCGGGTTTGGAATCACATGACCGAGATGCAGAAGCTTGATATTCTGCTGAAGCACGCTAAGGTTCCGCATACTTATGGACGTCGTTGGCCAGAGATGGACAGACCGGACTGTCCGGAGTATCTTCCGGGCGGACGGCTTGATTGCGGTGAGCAAATCATTGCATATGATGCTGCTGGAAATCGTATCTGGGATGGCGTTTGGGGTTGGGGTTCCTATGGCTTTGAGCAGGGGCTTATCGAGGTGATGGGCTCACAGCTACTTGGACATGATGATGTTAAGGGCTGGCTCACGGCTCGTCAGATCACAAAGATGTGGAGGTGTAGAAATGCTGCGCAAAATCGTTGATTTCGTCAAAAAGATACTCTGGACAGAGCCGATGGTTTCGACAGTCAACACGCTGAAAGATGCCATGCGGGATCTTGAGGTAGCCCGGAACCACTTTGAGAACTGTGATCCGGAGTTTATCACGGCTGCTATCTTCGAGCTGAACGCTGCGGAGAGCCGTCTGAATGCTGCGAGGAGGTGTGCGGTATGACAACTTTCTACTGCCCTACATATTTCTGCAATTTCTGTGAGCGAGAGTTTGAAGTGGGTAATCGCTATCATAATGAAGAGGAAGCATTTAATAAAGCAAAAGAATTGATGTACCACAAAGCTGTTCACATCTGTGATAATGGAAATATTGGTGTCGGTGTTTTTACAGGATTTGAAAGGGTGGATATCGGTGACTAATAATACTTGGGAAAAAATCGGCCATATGCTGGGTCATATTCTGGCGGCAACGCTGGTTATTTGCGCATGGCTGATTATCATTGCGTTCACGCTGAAGGTGATCTGGTTCATTTTGTTCCGGATTCTGCTGTGAGGTGAGAAGCATTGGAGGAATACTTATATAATCAAGCACTTCAAAGCATTCGCTACGGCGGCATGAGCGCGAATGAGATGCGAGAATACATGGCCTTGATTGACAAATACACAAAAGTGGAAATATGGTATGCAAATAATACACCGATAGAGTACGTCGTTAAAAGCCCGAGCGTAGATATTTGGAGGCATGAAGCGCCTGTAATAACCCCAAAACGACAGAATCTCGTGAAAGATATTTTGTTTAAAATCGTCAGTGCTTTGAACAGCATTATTGACTTTATCGTTATGGTATTAGAGGACTAGGAGAATTATTTATGTACTATCCAGGACTTGAATTTTACCGAGTGGAATCCGCACCAAGAAAATATTTCAGGTTCCATCTCGTGCTTGCTGTACGTGAAGAAGCCATGATTCTGAATGCAAACTGGTTCGGATTGGAGCTTCCGTTTCGCTATTATCCGTGCTGGCTGGAACGCCTGGACTGGCCGATGGGGTACGTGTACGATCCATTAAATTTTGAGAGGCAAGAAGCATGAGAAAGTACACCTTTATATTTTCCTGCACAGACAATGGCGGTGGGCATCAGACCTTTGAGGTCAGAGCAACTGGCAAACAGGAGGCCATCCGTAAAGGCATGAAGACCGCGAAGAAGTTCGCTTGCGGAGATATCTGCGGCGACTGGGAGTGTAAATTAAAGCGAGAGGATAGTTTATGAACGAAGACTTTGGAGCGATTACCATTCTTGCTCCAAAATGCCAGAAGTGTCCCAAAGTGAAATCCTGTGACCATAAACAAATGGCTCATCTCGGATACATAGTTCTACAAAGGGGCAACGGAAAGAGCTTCAGTCAGCTCGAAATAGTGGATTCACTGATGAAAAGGAGATTTAATTATGAAAATCGTTGAACCTAAGT